CTGTATCCAGATTTGAATTGGACGCGCCTGTGTGAGCTTATTGGGCAGGGTAGCGTATGTAGAAACACTGATACGAGTAATCGTCAGGTCAGCCTGCGTTGACGCGTTGCCAGCACCGGTACGGATAACGTGCTCAATCAAATCCACGGTATCCGTGGGTAGCACATAGGTGGCTGTGCCGGGAACCAAGTTAATCGTCCCCTGCTCGAACGTCCACATGTTGATACCCCGATTGGCCCAATCCGCAAACATAAGGTTCAGTGACCTACGGGCGGTACGCATGTCGTAACCGGTACGCAACTCTGCACCCGCACGCTCAAATGCTTCCTCAATAACGTCACTGAGGTCGAGGTTAAAAGCTGAGACGCCGG